TAGATTATGTGTGATAGAAGTAGTAGATATGAATTAAAGCAATGTTACGAAGTAACATTGTAATTGCTTCATGTAGATTGTTTCAGTCAGACGGAACCTGCTACGGTTCCATCTAATCTCAAACTTCATGTGAGTTCGTCACAGCCGAGACTTGGAAGTAGGTGTTTTGCTGCTACACAATGGGCTCTGACCTTTCCCAACCTACGTCGACATCTAATGTGCATTAATTGTAACATTAAGGTAGCATTATACGCTTTAATGTGCAATTTATGTAACATTATACCCGTTGCTTCGTTCCTAGTGCATACGGTTTTTATGTGTAATGTGCAGTTTTTCGACAGCCAACAATCTATCTATATCAATCAAACGCTCTACTACCGAACGCCGCTCAATATGTTACGTGTGCTCCGATCAAGGATGCTTTTTCCACAGCGGTATTTTCAAACTGGCCCGCCAACCTTAGGTGTTGGATTGTTTTGCCTTGATAGTGTGTTCTAGTAATGCCTTACGCAATTTATCGGAACCGCCAACTCTACAATTAATAATCCCGTTATAATATTCATCCGTCTCTAATACACGGCGGTCAAATTGCTCTCGTGCCTCTATGTAACTCATTTCTGCTCTGCTTTTACACAGATAAAGTATTTCTCTTGTGAAATTTTTTGGGCCTAACTTGTCTACGTCTGCCTGTAGTCTATCTGAGCTGCCCCAGTAGTCTTTCCAATCGCTTTCTTTGTAGCCTCGTCTTTTGTTTTTTCTGCCTTTGAGTGGTGGCTTTGTGGTCTTAAACTTTGCTAGTTTTTTGCCTATGTATTTTTGCCCTGTGGTTTTATTAGTGATAAGGTAAACAAATCCTTCATATTCATCAGGAATTTCGTTAATATGTTTTCCTCTGTAAGTCCACTGCATGAACTTACTTACCGTTGCCTATTGTTGTGCCTAGTCGTTTTTGGTTTTACGTGTTGTATTGTGCTTTTCGTGTATTTCATCCATACGTTGCTTTGCAAGATCCCTCATAATTCTAAGCCATTTACGTGCTTCTCTATGAGTGCGTACAGAATTTCGTGCCTCAAACTTTTCGTTAGCCTTAAAGTATTCTAGGTATGCCTGTGTTAGCCTGTCATGAATATCGTCGTCTATCATTCCACTATGTCAATGTCATTCTCGTAGTTTGTAAATCCGTTTTCTTTTACAACTTTCATTACATGTGTCACACGTCCAACTAATTCGTCTTTGTGTGAAATTAAGAATACATTTTTCTCCTGTTCACGGCCCATCTTCTTAAGAACTGCAAGGCTATTTTCAACACCTGCTGTGTCCATTCCACTGTCAATGAGCTCATCAATAAACAATAGATTAATTTTTTGATACAGGCTTTCCCAAACATCGCGGAAAGCAAAACTCATACCAAGTATTAATCTGTTGCGTTCTCCTCTACTTAGATTATCAAAGTCTAGGTCTTGTCCTAGTTGAGTAATTTCAACGTTCAAATCATTTTGGAATACAACTTGATGGGGCAGTCCTAGTTTGTCTAAGTAGTAGGTTAATCTGTTGTTCAAATATGCAAGATTCTGATCAATAATTTTCTTACGAATAAACGAGTCTTTGTTTGTTAATAGTTTTAACAAGAACTCTTGATGATCTTTAAAGTTTGTAAGATCATTTACCGCTGACCAATCTAGTTCTTGTATAGCAGTATGTTTTAGATCGTCAATTTGTGATTGATAAGGATCTTCCTCGCTTGTTTTTCCTTCAAGCGAATGTTTTAGTGCATCAACGTTCTTTCTATGTTCGTATGCTTCTTTAGCAGTTTCATAAAATGTGTTAGGACGACCGTTGATATCACCAATTTGTTTAAGTTCTAACAACACACTGTCTAGTTTACCAGCAACTTCTGTTTGATATGCTAGTGCATCGTGTAATTCTTTAGACTTTCTTGACAAAATTTCATCTTTTTTGTCTGCGTGAAGCGGTTGATTACAAGTGTAACACACCGCATCTTCAAGATTTGCGATGTCTTTTTCAGCTTTTTCAACAGAACCATTGGCACGTAGTAGTGCAGAGTCTAGTGTGCTTTTTTCTTTATTAAGAGCCGTAATTGCTGTGTTTAATTCAGTCCAATTTTGCAATTTTTCATGTGCTTCTAGTTCTGCTTCAATGTCTAAATGTTAGTTCGTCTATGCCTTGTTGCAGTTTAGCAACATCTTGTTGCTTTTTAGCATTCCATGCACGTTGTTTGCTTTCTAAGTTTGAAATAGTTTCTTCAATCTTTTTATTTGCACTAGTGATAGCATCAATCTTTAGTGTTTCTTCTGTAATTGCATCTCTAGTATTGCGAATTTGTTCTTTTAGTGTTTCTGCTTTTTCAGACAGAATAGTAATACCTAGCAACTGTTCAATAATAGCACGTTGATCATTTTGCTTCATGCTTAGGAACGGTTCTGTGTAGGTATTAAGTGCAACAATATGTTTGAACATATCGTGACTCATGTCTAGCAGTTCATTAATGTCTTCTTGTGTTTTGCGACTGTCGCCTTGCGACTCGTCAAGCATTTCCTGCTCTTGATTGTTTATATAAAACTTAAGAACGTTAGGACTACGACCACGTTCAATACGATAGTCTGTACCATTCTTTTCAAAATGAAGTGTAACCAACATGCCTTTGCTGTTAGTTTTGTTAATCAAATTATTGCGTTTAATATTTGTAAGTGCTTGTCCATACAGTGCATAGCTCAACGCATTGATTATTGTAGTTTTACCTGTACCATTACGTGATCCAGTATCGTCTCCGCCTTGATCTAAATTCTCACCAAGTACAAGTGTTAGTTGTTCTTTGTTAAAGTCTACAGCCTGGGTTTGATTCCCCACACTCATAAAGTTTTTTACTGTTAGGTCTTTAATTCTAATCATTTATAGCTCGTTATAGATGTCTAGCAGCATTTTTTTGTCAAAGTTGTCTGTGTCTAATGCTGTAATTTCGCCTGCAACAATTTGATCAACACTTTCAAACTGTGCAATGTCAAGTTCTGTTGTAATTTCTTCTACCTGCTTCTGAGGAATAAGAGTAATTTCTCTACAACCGTACTCGTTAATAAATGTTTCTTTGATAAAACTTGCTTCCTCATATGATAGCGGAAGATCAATAGTTACACGAAGATACATTTTACTTTTAAGAATCTTTTGATTTGGGTCTAGTAGTTCGCTTAGTTTAACTGTGCGATACTTAGGACACTCTGACCAGTTGATGTACTCTGGCTCTGCATTGTTTTCTTTGTCAAGAATCATCATGCCACGGTCATCATCCCATGCATCTGCATAGTTGTGTGGAAACGCATTACCAATGTAATGCACTTTGCCTTGCTTTTGACGTTTGTGGAAGTGTCCGCTAAACACATATTCTTGATTTTTAAAATGCTCAGCACGTAAGTCACCGTGATCCGGCATCTGTACCATAGCATTCATGTAGAAACTTGGAAGTTCAAAATGTCCAAACATATATTTGGTTTTTATATCACTTATCTTCTTCCATTCATCACCAACAAGCCACGGAACAAGTGCAACGTCATCTTCTATCGTAACTTTATCTACAAATGTAATACCTGGGATATACTTTGCAAATGCAGTACTGTTAACATCACGCTTGTCTTTGTAGTACAAGTCGTGGTTACCGTCAAAGAAGTAAAACTTCTCAAATGCTGCACCTAGTTTTTCCATTGAACGTATGGTTGCATCCATAGTTGTAAGGTTAAGACTGTTACGATTGTGATGCCAATCGCCACAGAAAATACCTGTTTCGCAACCATTTGCTTTTGCTTGTTCAATAAACCAATCTACAAATGCTTCGCAGTCGTCATTGTGTGTCTTGCTATTGCCTTTTAGTCCAAAATGGATGTCCGTAAACACCGCTGCTTTCTTAAACAAGTCGTACTTCTCCTGTAGTTTTTTAATACTATACTATAGCATGCATCAAAAGTCAACCATTAATCGGATGAATTTTCGTTCAATCTTGCCATTTGTGATTCCCATTCTGCATTACCTGTTCGTGTAAACGATGGATTCATTCCGTTTTGTTCAAGTATATCATCTCTGATGTTTTGATTGCGTTTCTCAATATTGATAACACGTACAAATGAGTTAGTGACAGCCGCTGTGTAGTATGCAAACGGGTTATTAGATTTGCTCTCATCAAATTGCAAACCAATCTGTGCCAATTGGAGGATTGCTTGTCCACGCATTTCGTCATTATAAGTATATCCTCTTACATTACCACGGGTAGCATAACGATCACACAGTTTCATCCACATAAGGGCTAGTTTATTTGTTGCTTTACCGTGTTTATGGTCAAAGTTTCCGTTTTCCATACCACCTTGCCAATGGCTTTTCCCTACACAAACAAGCTCATCGGTGTCGTTGAACTTGTAATGTTGGAACGGTGGAAAGTTTAATTTAACTTTTCGATCTGCATCGTTCTTTGGGTTCTTTTTGCGTCCGGGTTCGTCTGGTATATGATCAAAGGTCATAATACGGAAAATTAGTTCTTCTTTGGTTATTTTTCTATAATCTATCTCGCAGTCTGCTTGTTTTACACGTTCTCCGGCTGCTTTACGTGCTTCATAGTCTGCTTGTGATAATCTTTTAGCCTTGTTTCTTTTGGCCTCTGCAATAGTTCTAATGTTAATTTTGTCTAAACTTGGTAAAATGATGTCATATTGATGATATTCTGGATCAACATACGAACAAAATGTATTTTTTGATCTATGTATCTCTGCTAGAATGTCTTTGTTGTTAAGGTAGTTTACTCTTTTCATACCGGCTCCTGTTATTTGTTACTATTATAATATACTCTGTTAATAAAGTCAACTAAATAATGTATAGGAGACAAGAAAAATGTCATTTAGAAAAGTACTCAATACAGTTCAGCAAACAGCAGCTACCGTTAGCACCGGCTTAAGAACTACTCAACAGTTGGCATCAGACATACAGTCTGGCAACGTTGGAAGGATCTTAAGAACAAGCAGATCATTAGTAAATCTTCTTAACGGTGGCACAAGCGGCAGTGTAACAGAAGCTAATTTTCCAAGCAGTGGCGATTGGCGTGTTAGACTTTCTATGCCTGGACACTCAACGTTTACAAGCAGTCCTTTACTTGCACCGTTAAGAAAAACAGGCGGACTTGTTTTCCCTTATACTCCTACAGTTAACATTGTACATTCAGCAAATTATAATGCAATAGCACCTACACATACTAATTATCCAACACAAGCATACAGAAATAGTAGCGTAGATCAAATCACAGTATCTGCTCAGTTCTTCAATGAAACAGAAGAAGAAGGCAAATATTGGCTGGGTGTACTACATTATTTAAGAAGTGTAACAAAAATGGCTTACGGGTCTGGCAACGGAGACATACAAGGTTCTCCACCACCTGTACTACGCTTTAGCGGTTATGGCGACTATGTTTTTAACGGCGTTCCGGTAGTTGTACAAAACTTTACAATTGACCTATCTCCTGACACAGACTACATAGCAGTCAATCCGGGTGGTGCATCGTCAGCCCTTAGTGCTGCTCTTAGTACAATTGAATCTGTTGCAGGAGGTAGTGTTCCCACATCAAGCAACGGATCAGTACATGTTCCAGTGCAAAGTTTGGTTAGTATTACATTATTACCTACTTATAGTAGACGTGAACAAGAAAAATTTAGTCTACGTCAATTTGTTAATGGCGATTTAGTAAGCGGCAAAGGATACATCTAATGGCAGAATATCAAAAATCAAGTCCTTGGGCAAAAACAAACTATAGTTTAAATGGAGCACTAAGTCATTTTCAAATAAGAACAATCCCTGCAGAAGCTGATGATGTTTTGTATGAGCTAGAACCTCAGTACATCTACAGACCAGATTTGCTTTCTTATGATATTTACGGTACTCCAAAATTGTGGTGGGTATTTGCACAAAGAAACATGGATGTTATACAAGATCCTATATATGACTTCATACCAGGAACACAAATATATCTTCCTAAAAAGGATAATTTACTAAGAGTACTGGGAGTTTAACATATGGCAAGACCTACAGGTGATAGGCTGCTTGAAGGCATCAACAGAGTAGACAATGCCCTTCAACGAGTAGAACAAGTTGAAAGAACATGGAACGAAGCAGTTAATGCTGTAAACGAAGTTCGTGCCTTAGGACAAGACATTGCAAATACAACTAAAGCTCTAGTAACTGATGCTAAAGCCCTTCTTAGCGGTGATATGTTTAAAGGAAGCAGTTTATCAGCTGCACTAAATTCTTTAAATATTTTTCCATCTGCAAAACCAAATATACTAGAACAATTTAGAACACACAACTATATTTTTGAATTAAGTTGTCTTAGCCAATCTGATTTTAATGACCCAGGCGGCGGCTATAGAAATAGAGCACCTAGTCAAGTTATACTAAGAAGCGGTGGTGGTGCAAACCCTAAAGTAACAACTCCGTTTGAAAGAGGCGGCAAAGTTGAATATTTTATTGACAATGTAGAAATACAAACAGTAATGGCTAACGCTGATATAACAGGAACAAGTAATGCTACTAGTATTTTGTTTGATGTTACAGAACCGTTGTCAATGGGACTATTTTTACAAAGTTTACAAAATGCTGCTTTAACATTGGGATATGCAAACTATCTCGAAGCTCCGTTTATGTTAACAATAGAATTTGTTGGTCATACAGATGACGATCAAACAATTAACATACCAATTGCTAAACGATATATTCCTATACAGCTATACGAAGCAAAAATGCGTGTTAGTGAAGCTGGCACTGTATACAGTGTTCGAGGTATTCCTTATAACCATGCTACTCTTGCAGATAGTGTTAACAAAGTAAATGTTAGTACAACAATTACTATACCTGAAGACGGCGAAGGTACTGTACAAGAAATGTTACAAAAAGGTGATACTAGTTTGTCTGGCGTAGTAAACAAGTACTATGCAGACCGTGTTGCAAGTCAACCCAATGCCTCTGTGCAAGAAATTTTTATAGTATTTCCAAAAGAATCTGGAGGCGGTGGCGGCGGTCTTGGTTCTATTACTGGAGCAGTAAGTTCAACGTTAGGTGCAACAGCAAGTCCTACAGAACTTTTAGGAACTATCGGAACAGCAGCAGGAACAGTAAACAATGCAGTAGGACAAATTCGAGGAGGACTGTCAGCATTTAATGTTGATACTTCAAAACTTGATAAAGTACAAAGCGATTTACAGAATGCAACAGAAATCGCAAATGCAGCTATTCAAGTAGTTAATACTATTAGTTCTTTAGGATCACAAGCAAGCTCTGTTTTATCTAGTGCAATAGGAAGAATAGGAGGAGCATTTGCTCCTAAATCGGCTGGAGAATCTCAACAAAGAAGATCAGAAGGTGAAGCAAGAATTTCTCAAGCTCAATCAGCAGCTGATGCATTTCGTATTGGCGGAGTCCAAGCATCAAGAACAGGAAACACAAATACTTTATATCAAGACGCCGGAAGTTTAAACACTATTGGTAGTTCAAAAATGGGATTTGAACAAATAAGTCCAGGAAACTCTCCGCAACCATTAGCAGCTGAAACTACAAACGATGATGGCACATTTAAAAGAGGAAATGTTACAATTTCTGCAAATAGAAGAGAATATACATTTCCAGCAGGAACTAAAATTACAAAAATAATTGAAGAAGTAATTATATCTTCAGAATGGGGTCAAAAATTTGCTGAACGTAGAGATAGCCAAGGATTTGTTGAATGGTTTACTATAGATCCACAAGTTTATCTAATTGGAAATTCAGCAACTGATGCTGCTAAAGGCGGCATGAGCAAAGTTTATGTTTATAGAGTAGTACCTATGAAGGTTCATTCTAGTAAATTTTCTCCGCCGACAGCACAAGGCCAAGGATATGGACAAATAGCACAAAATGTAACAAAGGTCTATGATTACATTTATACAGGAAAGAACAAAAGTATATTAGATTTTAATATTGAATTTAATTTAGCATTTGTTACAGCAGTACAAGCAGACTTGGGTAATAATACAAACACTCAAGGTACTCAAACTACAGAGACTGACATTCCTACTAACTCTCAAACGGCTGAAGGTTCTGCAACAGCTTCACAAGGCGGAAACGCCGGAGTTGTTACGGCGGTGCAATACAATAATGCTCCGGTTGGTGGTGCAGCAGTTGAAACTCCGCAAATTAGAAGTGCAAGAATGTTTCATGATGTTATATTAAACAACCAAGCAGATATGGTTGAATTAGATATGACAATAATAGGAGATCCTTATTTTTTAGCAGATAGTGGAATGGGAAATTATACAGCTGACCTTGGACCAACAACTACAATAACATCAGACGGAACAATGGATTATCAAAGAACTGAAATTGATGTTGTTGTTAATTTTAGAACTCCGTTAGATTACGGCGGTCCAGGAGGCTACATGGAAATGTTAAGTGATACTGTTCCTGTTGGTCCTTTTAGCGGACTGTATATGGTTACTGACGTAAGGAATTCATTTAATCAAGGTGAATTTCAACAAGAATTACATTTAGTTAGAAGAAGAAATCAAGAAGCTGACTTAACAGCCTCTGGCGGTAGCGGAACAATGTTAGCGTCAACTGATCGTGCAGATCCAAATAGATCTTTAGATCCTACAATGGATGGACAACAACCTCAGGAGTAAGAATGCCCAATCAAACAAGAACAGCCAATAATGTACCTCAAGAGTTAAGTGCTGGCCCATTTAAAGCCAAAGTAATGAAACATCTTGATGGCGGCCGTATGGGCACACTTATGGTTAGTTTAATGAAAGAAACAGAATCAGGAGATGTCCAAGGTGAAGACAGTCAACTGATAACAGCAAGATATTTAAGTCCGTTTTATGGAACAACCGGTAAACAGGTTTTAAAAAACAACAAAGACTTTAATAGCACACAACAAGCATATGGCTTTTGGATGGTTCCTCCCGATGTTGGAACTATTGTTCTTATAATTTTTGTTGAAGGAACAACTAAAGAATGTTTTTGGATAGGCTGTGTACAAGATGAATTTATTAATATGCAAGTTCCAGGTGTTGCTCCTGCTACAGATGTTCGTTGGAAAGATGATGAACCAGGAGACATTACAGGCAAAAGATTACCAACAGGTGAAATAAACACTGCACTAGAAGAAAACAAAGCTAACAGTAATCCTACATCAATTAAACGTCCATATCATCCACATCAAGCAGCATTTTTGCAAGAGCAAGGATTGCTAGATGATTGGGTAAGAGGAACAACAAGTTCCAGTGCAAGACGTGATATACCTAGTATGGTATTCGGAATAAGTTCACCTGGTCCTCTTGATTTTAAAGGTCCTAAAGCAAAATACGGCACACGAAATGACAATGTAATGCGTCCACATGTTAGGATGGGCGGCACTAGTATTGTAATGGATGACGGTGACGAAACACTACACAGGAAAAAGCCCGCCAGTGAAGGACCTATAGAATATTCTAAAGATGAAAAAACCAATATTCCGTACAATGAATTGTTTAGGATTCGTACTAGAACAGGCCATCAAATACTTCTACACAACTCAGAAGATTTAATTTATATTGGCAATGCTAGAGGAACTAGTTGGATTGAAATGACTAGTAACGGTAAGATTGATATCTATGCCCAAGACAGTGTAAGTATTCATACTGAAAATGATTTTAACTTTAAAGCAGGTAGAGATATTAACCTAGAAGCAGGTAATGATATTAACCTTGTAGCAGCAAATAACATACAAGGCCAAGCAAGTGCTAATGTTAGTCTTAAAGCAGAAGCAGACGGCTTAATTACTGTACAAGGAACACTTAACACTTATAGTTACGGCGACACAATGCTAACAACCGGTGCAAATATGAACCTGCACAGCGATGCTGATTCTATGTTTACTGCAACTGGCAAGACAAATATCAACAGTGCAGGCCACTACGAAACGGCTGGCGAAATACACATGAACGGTCCTACAGCAGCATCCGCAGCAACAGCAGCACAAGCAAGTTCTGCAAACAAACCTGTGCGTGTTCCGTTACATGAACCTTGGTTTGGTCATGAACATTTAGACCCAGAAGCAGTAAAACCTGATGCTACAGTAGCAATACCAGGTGATGGTGAACCAAATGAAAACATTGAAGGTAACACTAGAGCAAGTGAAATTGAGAATCTAGATGAAACACGATTCCCAGAAGAACCACCAGAGTTTCCAACAATTGATGATCCATTTAAGGCTAGTTAATAGGAAATAAATACGTTATGGCAGATCAAAAACTATATAAAGACGTTGTAGTTACAACTCCAAAAAGGGCTAATGCTCCTGTTAAAAGCAGAGCTTATCGTGGTCTATCCACAGTAGCAAGAACTGCTGGCAATTCTTCGGTTTACGATCTTGAACTTATTAAACAAGATCTTATAAACCATATGCACATTAGACAAGGAGAAAAATTAGAAAATCCGGAGTTTGGCTGCATTATATGGGATTTATTGTTTGAACCACTTACCGATAATCTAAAACAAGCTATTGCTGACAACATAACAGAAATTGTTAACTACGATCCTAGGATTCAAGTTGATAGAATCATAGTAGACGAGTATGAATCAGGTATAATCATCGAATGCGAACTGTCATACTTACCTTACAACATATCAGAACAGTTGGTGTTTAAGTTTGATGAAGCAAACGGCTTACTAGATTAAGTGCGTAGAGAATCCAAACAAATAAATACATTATAACTAAGTTAAGGTAAGAAAGCACATGTCCACAACCAACAGACAAAACAGATTACTGGTAGCAGAGGATTGGAAAAGAATCTATCAAAGCTACCAAAATGCAGACTTTAAGTCCTATGATTTTGACAATCTACGTAGGGCTATGATTACATATTTGCGTAACAACTACGCAGAAGATTTTAACGATTATATTGAGAGTTCAGAGTACCTTGCACTTATTGACCTTATTGCTTTCTTAGGTCAAAACCTTTCTTACCGCATTGACCTTAACGCAAGAGAAAACTTTTTAGAACTAGCAGAACGCCGCGAAAGTGTATTGCGTATTGCTAGAATGCTTTCTTATAATCCAAAACGCAATAAACCTGCTAACGGTTTATTACGTATTTCTACAATTACAACAACAGAAGCAGTTTTTGACAATAACGGTACTAATCTAAGTAATGTTACAGTTGAATGGAATGACAGTTCAAACCCAGACTGGTTTGAACAAATGACAAAAATACTCAATGCTGCTCTTACAAAACGTAATCCTATTGGAACACCTATCCAAAGCGAAAAAGTTGGTACTGTTGACACAAGCACTTATAAAATTAACTCTAGTAAACGTTCTGTTCCTGTATATCAATTTACAAAAACTGTTGATGGCAGAAGCCTTAACTTTGAAGTAACAAGTGCAACTATTGAAGATAATGCCATTGTTGAAGAAACACCTCTACCAGGCAACAGTTTAAGTTTACTCTATAGAGACGATGGTGCAGGACCAGGCAGTGTAAACACTGGATTCTTTTGCCACTTCCGTCAAGGAACACTGCAAAACGCAGATTTTAGTATTGAAAATCCTAGTAATAATCAAATAGTTTCTTTAGATGTTGAAAATATCAACAATGAAGATTTATGGTTGTATCAATTAGATTCAAACGGAAGCGAACAAAACTTATGGACAAAAGTTGACAGCATTGAAGGTAACAATGTAGTTTACAATTCAGTTAATAAAAATATTAGAAACATTTATTTCCCACAAACACGTCTTGGAGATAAAGTTAATTTAATTTTTAGTGACGGTACTTTTGGATCATTACCAAAAGGAATTTTCCGTGCATACTACCGCACATCAGTAAATGCAGCATTTACAATTTCTCCAAGAAATATTAGAAACGTTACTGTAAATATACCTTATATTAGTGAAAAAGGTAAAACCGAAACACTTAACTTAAACTTAGAATTAACAACAACTGTTAATAACTCAACAGAAACAGAATCAAACGAAGAAATTAAAATAAATGCACCTGCTCTGTATTATACACAGAACAGAATGATAACAGCAGAAGATTATAGTGTTGCTCCTCTAGCAGTAAGCCAAGACATTGTTAAAGTAAAAGCAGTTAACCGTGTTGCTAGTGGTTATAGTAGATATTTTGATCTTGTAGATTCAACAGGAAAATACTCTAACACTAATATATTTTCAAACGACGGCATTGTTTATAGAGAAGAATATTTTGAAAAAGCAGAATTTAGTTTTACTAATAAAACACAAGTAGAAGATATAATTTATAATACTGTAACTCCTATTATTAGAAGTCCAGAGCTAAGAAACTATTACTATAAAAACTTTGCACAAGTTGATATGACATCATATAATTCAACTTATACTCAAGTTACTTCGGAAACAAATTTATCAACAGGCTTTTTCCTAAACACAAATGACAACAGCATTTATAAAGTAGGTTCAGCATATACTGGCGGTAACTTTAAATATATCCAAGCAGGTTCTTTGTGTAAGTTTATAGCACCAACAGGATATAAATTTGATCTAAACAACAACAATGCACTAGTTAGTGACACTAATGAAAATGAAGGACTTTCTTCATACAAGTGGGTTAAAATTGTTAATGTATTAGGTGACGGAACAGCAAACGGCACAGGCATTGCAAATAACGTAGGTACTATTACTTTAAATGATTCTATTCCTACAGGATCAGTGTTGCAAAAAATTGTACCAAAATTAGCTCAAGGATTGATTACAGACATTGCTAACAAAACAATTGATCTAATTTTTGCATATAAGAATTTTGGTCTAAGATATGATATTGTAAGTGCTTCTTGGAAAATTATTTTAAATGACAACCTAGATACTGTTTCGCCTTTTGGTTTAGGTAAAGCAGGTGACACATCGGCACAAAATCTTGACTCAAGTTGGCTCATACTATTTGAAACAACTGGACAAAAGTATACAATTACATATAGAAATCTAAGATACGTATTTGAAAGCGAAAAAGAAACTCGCTTCTACTACGACAGTTCAGATAAAGTATATGACAACAGAACTAACAGAATAGTAAAAGACAAGATCAGTGTGTTAGGAATAAACACACAGCCACAGTCAACACAACCGTTTACTAGAAACTATGATTGGGAAATTGTCAAAGCATACAAAGAAGAAAATGGTTACTTAGACACTAAAAAGATTCAAGTAACATTTT